GCCATGAGAACTGTATCATTAAAGTATGATAAAGATCTATTAACCATGTATGGCAGATATGCTTTCTCAGCAATATCATCTACCATAATATCTTTCTTTGTCATGTTGATTGAGTTAAGGTATTCGAACGGACTCAAAACGATAACTCCGGTCTCTCGCCCCATGATTCATCCATACGTTCGATAAGTATGTCTTGTGTAAGATCTGTTGACTCACCCTTTAACATATCTCGTCCATCGTAGTATAATTGAGGAACTGTTTTATGACCTGCATTCTGTATAAAGGTCTTAGATTTTGGATCGTACATGATATTAACTTCAGTATATGTATGACCCCAGCCATCTAGTTTTCCTTTAAGTATGTCGCAGTATCCGCAACGGTCTTGTGTATATAACATTAACATTATTCGAACTCCACATTTGCCATGACTTCTGTCATACATGCGACTATATTTAATTCATGATCAGCTACAAACGCATTCTTGTATTGATAGTCAGCAAGTATCAGCACGAGTTGTGGAATACTAGCAGGTTTAACATTATCAATCATGCGATCATAGATACCACGAAATATAGCGGATGCATCCACGTCAATGTTATTTACCACCCAAGACCGCATTTTCTTGAAATCTTTTTGTTTTAAATGCGATAATAATTCTGTATATTGATTCTGATCACCTATATTAACAATGCTCTCATCAAGTTTATGATTAATGCTGCATCTCTGCAGCTCATTGAGAATACGACGCCAGTCAGGCGCATGCTTAGATATGACTTCAGCAAGAACTTTACTTGTAAAAGATACTTGTTCTTTGTATAGTATATCACCGGCACGATCCATGAATTGGCCACATAGCTGCGCAAGATCTTGTTTAGTTGTATTGAACTCATATACACCACATCGTGAATGTAATGGTTCGATAATACGATTCTTGAAGTTACATGTAAGAATGAACCGACAATTACTAGAGAATTGCTCGATGAACCCACGTAATGCAGGTTGAGTTGATTGTGGATTCAGGTAATCAGCTTCGTCAAGTATGATAACTTTCTTGCCACCAGACAGGGATACTGTCGATGCAAACTGTTTTATCTTACCACGAAGTGTGTCAATATTGCCTTCTTCAGAGCCATTGATTATAATATAATCAAGATCCATCTCATTACAGAGTGCTTTGGCGACTGTCGTCTTGCCGAGGCCAGCTGTACCGGTGAACAACATATTCTGCAATTCACCGGCATTAAGCATATTCTGGAAGGATTGTTTAAGACTATTCGGTAGAATTATGTCTTGTAGTTTAGCTGGCCGATATTTCTCGACCCATAAGTAATCTTTCATTCGTTTCACTTTCAAGTGTTGGTAGTGTCATTATATAATATTTCGAAACAAATGTACAATTATTCTTGCGCTAAATTTTGCATCTCCGTTTCAGCAAGTGCTACGATCTGCACGCATTGATCGCGTAGTTGGCCAATAGTAGAAAGCTCTTCACCTCTAAACCCTCCGCGCTGTACAACAGTATCAATAACTGCAATAGTACTACGTGANGATCTATTAGCAAGATCTACTATAGGCGCTAATTGACCTGGAGGNGCTGCTGCAGGNGCTGCTGCAGGTGCTGCTGCAGGCTGCATTACTACTGCGTCATCTACAGTATTTGGTTTTTTATCTGCCATTTTAAGTTTCCTCTTTAAATTGTTTAGTAATGTTTTCACTTTTCAAGTGCAATCCAGTACTGAATAGGCTTTTCTTTGTGTATAAAATTAGAGATGTTTTTGTTAGAAACCTTAACTTCGTAATCTCCAGGAACGATTTTAAGGTTATTAATATTAAGCACCCACGTGCCTCCGCTGTCAGCATGGTCATTAATTAGATCATTATCATTAACTTGGCCAGGAACTTCAATGGTAAACGTATTAGATGTAACATTTTCAGTGTCAAACACTGTCAATGCTATTGCACCGTTAGTATTTTCTATCTTCATACTAGTATGGCCAAGAGCGCCAGCCGCACGTTTAACTTTACTTAATGTATCATTATCAAAAGTAAATGATATAGCAAACTCGCTCATATTACTTGCATTCTCTATCATTTTAGTAGTAGGTGCGGTCAGCATTTCAGGATCAGTAAAAAAATACTTTACCTTAGATCTGCCGGTTGCATCTTTGACAGTGCACCATTTCTCTTCCATATCAAGCTTTGGTTGATCAACAAGAGATAGTACATTTAAGAATTCATTCAAATCATATATACCCATATCTTGCTCGAACTGCTCTTCGATATTACAAGAAGATAAGATATTCTTAGCTTCTGATACAGTCATAATAGTATTGCCTCTGCGAGCAATAAAATTAGGATTGATAGCACCATAATTCTTTAAGATTTGCATTGTATTTTCAGATATATTCATAGTCATTCCTTTATATATACGTTCATTATAACATGATTCAGTCGTCTTGTACACTGTTAATTACAGCTGTACTAAAGTTTTTTTGCTTACTAAACTCTATTTTATCTTTAAATCTACCATCTAGTATCTCACCTTTATGTGATATAACAAATACATTCGTATCCGTGTCAAGTGTATTTAAGATCTTCATTAGATTTTCTACGCCATCATGATCAAGAGATGAGTCAAATGTCTCATCAAGTACCAATAGATTTGTAGCAACTGAATTCTTCATCTTTGCAATCTGGCGCCATGCGAATAGTAATGCCAAGTCAATACGTTGCTTCTCACCTTCAGAGAATGAATCATATGAGAATGAATCTCTATGACGAGATCGTATGGTTTCTACAAATGCTTCATCAAGATTAAAGTGTACAAAGAAGTCTAATGTCTGCAGATATTGATTAACAAGTTTATTAATAATAGGCAAGTATTCTTTGATTACCTTTGTCTTGATACCTGTATCTCTTAGCATCTCATTCATAACGTTATTGTATGAATAGTCCTCATTTAACGTTAAACGACTCTCTATATAGCCGTCTCTCTTTTCTATCAGTTCAACTAAGTCATTATTTGCTGTTGCAGTATCAGATGTTTTATCACTAAGCTTAGCCATCTCAGTATCACTATCATCCATCTGTTTCTGTAACATAGCTATAGATTTATTATTAGCTAGGATCTCTGCATTACGATCTCTAACATCTTTAGCTCGTAAATCTAATACATGAATAGTATCAGCTATCTTTGTCATTTGTTCGCCTGCTTTATCTATTGCAGACTGTAATTCTTTTGCTTTAGTAGTTGACTCTTTTAGTTTAGTATTACGTACAGTCTCAGCTATGTCCTGGTCACACGTAGGACAATGGGTATTATCTTCATAGAATTTAGTATCTTTAACCAGAGTATTGATCAGCATTTTAAACTGATGCTGATACTGAGACAGTGATGTCTTTTTATCGTGCATCTTATTAAGCTTTACACTTAAACCATCTTGTAGACCTTCGATAGTAGTAGTATTTTCGAAGTTAGCAAGCTGCATCTCTGCAATCTGATCTCGGTATTGCTGTATCTTAAGAGTAATATTCTTTGCACTCTCTTGATTTAATGCACCGATCTCTCGTATATACTTACGCTGTAACTCTATCTTTTCTTTTGTGAACTCTAAGTTATAGTCAATATCTTTGAGCTGGTCTCTAAGAACTGTATTACGATCTTTTACAATCGAGTTCATCTTAGAGAATATATTAATGTCCAGAAGATCCTCAATAACGTCACGCCTGTGCTGTGCAGGCAACTGCATGAAAGGAATAAAACTGCTACTGCCGAGAACAACTATTTGGTGGAACGACTTATGGTTCAATTTGACGATATTTTGTTCGAGGATCTTCTGGTACTCTTTGGCATGTGAAGATTGATTCAACATAGAATCATCTTTCCATATCTCAAAGAGCGACGGCTTGATCCCACGAATAACCTTAAAGTTCGTTTTGCCGATAGTAAATTCTATCTCTACAATTGTATCTTTATTGTTAATTGTGTTCACAAGTTGTGGCTTATTAATATTACGATGAGGCTTACCAAACAAAGCAAACGACATAGCATCTAGTATCGTAGACTTGCCTGACCCATTACCACCAACAATAAGCGTGGATGAGCTACGGTTTAATTCTATGGTAGTAAACTTATTACCGCTACTTAAAAAGTTTTTGTATTTTAGTTTAGTAAATATTATCATGCAACTTCTAGGGCCTGTGCTTCTGTTAGTAGGTTACGCATATTGGCCTTTAACTTATCTTTGTCAAGGACCGTATCCGTAGCATCAATATAGCTGTCAAGGAGTTCGCCAGTATCTTCTACAGATATAGCATCATCATCAACGTTTGT